CTTCTTGCTAGATGCGGATTTTCATTCAGTGAAGTTGAGTTTGCGCTGATAGTGAGGTCTAGGGAGTGGGCGAATCACTGGCGAGAGGTTGCCGGAGCCGGCTGTAGAGAGAAGAAGATTCCGCGCCTAGTCCTTGGCGCCTCGCAGCGGCAACTCGACATCTTCTGGAGGGCCGCAATGCTTGGCGACGGCTGTGGCACCACCTACTACACAATCAGCAAAGATCTTGCTGATGGGATGATGGAAGTCGGGATGAAGCTCGGTTATGCGATGAGATTAAGAAGTCGTCAGAAAGCCGGCCGTAATGGTCTGTGTTATGAAGTCAACTTCAGAGACGGGAGAGATGGCTGGCTCGAAAGAAAGCTGGCCGTGAACGAGCCATATTCCGGCCCCGTGTACTGTCTCGGTATCCCCGGGGTGCATCGCTTCTTTGTCAGACAAGGCGGTTCCGTGTGGCTGTCGGGCAACTCATGGCTCAAGATGCGTTACGTCACGGCGGCTCCTCCGTTCACCACTGTAGTAACCCGGCAATGCCTGCACTGTAACAAGGAATTTCAGATCCTGAATGAGCAGGATCAGACGCGGGTGTGCTCTGACAAGTGTGCCACCGCCGTCGCCGACAAGATCGGCGACAAGAGCCTGCCGAGCGACGTCCCCTGGTCCCGAGTCTTCATCCCAGCGCGCGTCGAGGACAACAAGATCCTGATGGCGAATGACCCGGGGTACGTGAACCGTATCAAGCAGTCGGGACCTGAGTGGCTGGTGAAGGCGTGGCTCGAGGGAGATTGGAATATTGTCGCCGGTGGCATGTTTGACGACTTGTTCTACCCGAGTGTGTACGATTGCAGCATTGTAGTACCGAAGTTCAAGATCCCGAGCGACTGGCCGATTGAGCGCGGGTTTGACTGGGGCACGGCGCATCCGTTCTCTGTCTGCTGGTTTACCGAGAGTGACGGGACTCCCGTGTGGTCTCTTGACGGGACGCGCGAGCTGTACTTCCCGCGCGGGTCGAAGATTGTGGTGGGAGAGTGGTACGGCGCGCATCCTGACAGGGCAGAGCACGCGAACGAGGGAATCCACATGGTGGCTCAGGACATCGCCATTGGGATTCTAGATCGCGAGCTGTCGATGTTTGGTAGGCACTGCTACACTGGAGTTGCCGACTCCGCCATTAGCATTGGGTCGGGGACAAGGTCACGGTCCATCCAGGCAGAGATGGCATCGGCTGGTGTTCATTGGCAGTTATGTGTAAAGGGTCCTAACAGCCGCGTGAACGGGTGGAACGTAATGCGCGAGAGGTTCCAGGCGGCGGCGCGCAATACCGGCAAGCCAGGTCTGTACATTTGTGATAACTGTACAGATTGTCTTAGAACCATACCAGCACTACCTAGAGATCAGAAAAAGCTAGATGATGTAGATTCTGCATCAGAAGATCATTGCGCGGATTGTATAAGATATGTCTTAGTTACTCCTCCATACACTTACAGTACAGGACATGTTAGCGAGCTATGGGGAGTTAGTCAATAGCAACTCGGCAGTATTTTCTATAACTTCGTCCGGCCAGGTAGCCGCAATCCGGGATGCTTGACCTTCTTAGAGGTTGCGTATACTGTTGACCATGCGGGAGCCGCGAAGGAGCTTTTTGCATGGCGACGATGACGCGACCCGGGGGTTACTACTACTGGGGGATGAGTGCGGGGGACGACGAGACCCGCATCTTCACCCTGTACTCTACGTATGACAAGACGACTGACACCGGCACTCCTGTCAACCTCACCGGGTGCAGCCTCAAGGCCGAGGGTAGAGATTCGGCTGGGACGAGTCAGTGGGAGGTCACGCCGACGGCAGCTACGCCGTCGAACGGCGAGGTGACGATCACGGTTCCGAGCGCCACCACCACGAGCAAGAAGGGTCTCAGTGGTGACTGGGCGCTGCGTGTGACGTGGACGGACGGCAAGAAGACTTCCCCAGCATGGGGAAGGTGGTCTATCTCCAGCATTGTGCTGGTAGACTGAGGGTGTGAGATGGCTGGTGACCAGACGTTTTTCGGAACGCGCGACGTGATGAAAACAGTTACGCTGACCATCAGGATTTCGAGGCTGTTGCCACTGCATGTCAAGATTGGGGTGGCAATCATCAGGTTCGGTGCGTATGTTTCTGGCATGACCCAGAACATTGAGGTTGAGTAGTATGAGCAAAAGCAAGACGCGACGCATGCCGGTAGAGAACGGAAGTGCTGAGCTTCAGCTTGAGTCTGAGCGCCGAGAGCTGGCTAGGGTACAGCGGATTCGGACGGACGACGAGATCGCGGAGACCAAGTCCCGCGAGCTGAAGCAGAACGCGCTCAAGTACGCGGCTGACAAGATTGACCGTGAGGAGTATGCGGAGCGCCAGCGTCGGAAGGCTGAGGCGCATGCGATGCGGCAGGCTGCGAAGCACAAGCGGGCTGCTGAATGGTAGAGCGCCAGTGCTCTATCTGCGGCCAAGCACACGACGGCACGGCGTGCCAGCAGACCATCGCACCACTGGTTGGCAACTGGAGCCGTGAGCTTCCGCCCGTCGGTTTCCGTGCTGCGGGGCCGGTGTCACGCATTGCGACGGCGCTCGAGATGCTAGCCAAACAGCAGGCTCGTCACATCGCGCAGATTGACAAGGTCATCGAGATCCTAGAAGCCAAGCCAAGAGCGTGCTCGACGTGCGGCAGGGTCTCCGGGCACCAAGAGTGGTGCAAAGCTGGTAGCTGATGAGTGACGTCAACGCAGTCGTCGTTGCCGAGGGATACATCGTCGTAGCCGACGACAGTGACGTCAAGGTCGTCGTCGCCGGGCAGCAGGGGCCGTCAGGTCCTGCTGGTGCAACCGGCGCAACCGGAGCCGCTGGCGCGCAGGGTATCCAGGGCATCCAAGGCATTCAGGGTGACCAGGGTATCCAAGGTATCCAAGGAATCCAGGGTCCTGCCGGTCCAGCAACCCTGACGCTGGTGGATGGCTCTGTAACCGGCGTCCTGAGTTCGGGCCAGTGCTCCGGCACAATCATCAGCACTCAGGGGCAGACCGTCGAGAACACTCAGACGCTTCCTGCCGCGGCTGAGGGGCTCAACGCCATCGTCGCCATCGGCACGGCTGGTGCTGGCGCTGTCCACGTCAAGGCGAACACCGGCGACAGGCTGTATCTCGACGGCGTGGCGCTCGACGACGGCGACAAGGCAACGCTCGCCGCGCCAGCGGTGGGCGACTACCTGACGCTGTTCACCTTCCAGACCGGTGCGAGCGCGTGGGACTGGATCGCGGTGTCCGGGGTCCGTCCTTGGGCAGACGGCGGCAGCTAGATGCCGGCCCCTGCGATCCTCGGTACGTCTCGACGGTGGTCTCCGCGCTACCTGCTGTATGACGAGTTCATCACGCCTGACGCCGCGCCGCTGACCTCGCCGCGGACCTGCGAGCCGGGGCCGGGGACGCTGGCTATCACCGATACTGCGTCAGTGTTGTCGATCTCAGGCGGTCAGCTTACGAAGGTGCCTGATGCGACGTCTCCGTTTATGCTAGAAGATCCCGCGACCTTCAGTGCTGGGACATGCATCTTTGCTGTTCCTACTCTGGCGGCGGGGTCGCTCACCTCACAAGCACGGATAGTTCTCCAGACGGCAGCGGCGGCCAATCTTGTCCAGGCCGTTGATCTATCGGTGGCGACAGTTAGGTGGGGGTTCCGTGTTGGCACAGGAACAACCAACATGGCTGACCCATCGGCGACGGCCGGGGTTCAGGGGACTGTTGGAATCATTGTCAGTGGCAGCAGCTTTGTGTTTGTGTTCAAGATCGTCGGCTCGGTGGCCACTTTGATGGCAGTGTTTCCTATAACAGGGACTCCCGGTCGCTGGTTGTTCAACGCAACTGGGCCAGCAACCGACGGAGCAATAGTTTACGCGAGAGTTGGTCGCCTTGACCTCACCATCCCGATCAACACCAGCATCGCCGGCACCGACTGGTCCGACCCCTACTCGTTAGCAATTGTCAAGGACACCCTGACGGAGTCTGCCGGGGTTCTGCTGTCCGCCCATACACCAGAAAAGGGTAGTACGTGGGTTGCTCTCTTGAACAACTTCGTTATGGATGCTGGCGGGTACTTCATTATGTCCGGTGGTGAGGCGCGATGCGCCATGGAAACCGGCGCATCTGACGTGTTCATCATTGGGGAGCTTCAACGGACGGGCGGAGCACCGTGCGTCGCATTCAGGGTCGTAGATGTTGATAACCAATGGTGGGCATCCCGTGAATCGACGATCTCGGCTTTGTATGAAGTGACCGCCAGTGTCATCGTTTCACGGGCTTCTGTGTCAGTGTCGAACGATAGTCTCGTCAACCAGGTCAGCGTCAGAGCATCCGGCTCGGACATCAGGGTGTACATTCGCAACAACGCGGGGACGTATACGGTTGGCCCAGCATACACTTCGTCAATTCACCAGACAGCTACAAAACACGGGGTCCGAGCGAATGCTAACTCTGGCGCGAGGATTCACGGGTTCTATTGCTGGCCAATAGACATCACCAACTCACTGCCGGAGGGCTTATGACCTGGCGCTCCCGTATTGTCACACCGTGGATTGGAACAGGGGTTGATGGGGACGTCAACCGTCCTACTTTCGCTGACGCCGGCCTGCCACACCTATCGTGGGTGGATGTGACCGGCCAGGACGCTGCCAACCTTCAGCCTGATCCCAACGCCTACACCATCGAGGTGACCACCACGGCCGAGGCCGACCTCAACGCTATCGCTGAAGTGTTCGTCGAGCTGTGGCGCGAGGAGGTCACCGATGAGCCCTAAGCCACAACCGAAGGAACACGGCCACCCCGACTCGATCCCGACGCCGCAGGGTCGCGGCCAGCTCGTCGCCGGCCTCGTCGCCCTCGGCTACCGCGGCCAAGACCTCGCCGCTATCATTGCGCCAGGCCACACACGCCGGCAGATTGCTGGTGACCTGATTGCCATGCAGCGGCAGGCACCGAAGGCATGAACGGCCACCACAAAGGACACAGATGACTGAAGCCGACCTCCGTACTACAGTTGAAGTTTACGAGCGGCTAGGTCGCTCCAAACATGCTACCGCTCGTGAGATGGGTATCGCGAGGTCTACGGTGCGTGACCGGCTCACTGCGGCTGAGGCGGCAGGGATGATCCGGCTGGATGGCCTCCGCCAGCGTGTCATCCGCCGCACTATGCCGGACGGGTCGATCGAGGTAACAACTGAACCCCTGATACGTACCGGTGGCCTACGTGCATTCTTCACTGACGACGCGGGCATCCGTCATTACGGCTACGCTTCTGAGGCAGACCTTCGCGCGGCGGCAGTAGTTCCTGACAACTACTCCACCGTGTCCTTCTCACCGAACTCGTGGGCGGCGCAGGACTCAACCGGCGCGTTCATCGCACACCAGGTCAAGGCGTGCTTCAAGCCACCTTCAGTTGACGAGGTCCGCATTGAGCTGCGTGGTGCGTCGCCGAAGGTTGCGGCGCGCCATCAGCGCGCTCCATCGCCATCAGACCTCTGCCTCGAGATCTCCATCGCAGACCCCCACGTTGGCATGGTCATGCACCGCTCCGTCGATGGCGAGGACTACTCGATTGACATCGCGTGTGACCTCTATCGTAACGCTGTGCGGTCGCTCGCTGAGATGGCTACTGTAGCCTTTGGCAAGCCGGCGCAGATCCTCTTGCCGATTGGCAACGACTACCTGCACTGTGACAACATCGGCCACACCACCACCAGCGGCACGTTGATGCAGGACGCCGACGACTGGCACTACACGTACATCGCCGCCGAGCGCCTCCTGATTGACGAGATCGTCAACCTGTCGCTGACAGCTCCTGTGCGCGTGCTCCAGATCCCGGGCAACCACGACAGACAGACCATGTTCACGATCGGCCGAGTGCTCGCCGCGCGCTTCTGGAATGACGACAACGTGGACGTGGACGCCTCGCCGGCAACGTACAAGTCTCACCGCTGGGGTTGCAACCTCGTTGCCTTCGACCATGGCCGCGACATCCAGCCGTCGAGGCTTGCCGCGATCATGGCGAACACATGGCCGCAGGACTGGGCTGAGACGCGCTACCGCGAGTGGCACCTCGGCGACCAGCATCGCAAGGGTGTGGCTGTGCCGAGCGTGCTCGAGGAGCAGGGTGTGGCGGTGGAGTTCCTCCCGTCGCTCGCGCCGGCAAGCGCGTGGTCACGTCGGAAGGGGTTCAGCAACGCCACGCGCTCGGCGCAGGCGTGGGTGTGGGACAAGGAGCGCGGGCCGCTCGCGCGGCTTCAGGTTGGGATTTGACGATCATGAAGTATGCTTTACTGAGCGACAACGCTAGTTGTAAGTCAACTAGTGAGCGTCAACGGAGAGTAGCATGGACGTAATGTACCATCCGAAGTACGCACAGCTTGAGAGCAAGCGTCAGATTTGCCGTGACCTCATGGGTGGTACTGAGGCCATGCGCGCTGCTGGCGAGACGTACCTGCCGAAGGAGCCGGAGGAGTCCGACAAGGACTATGAGATCAGGCTCGCGCGGTCGTTCCTGTACAACGGCTTCGGCCACACCGTGCTCAACCTCACCGGCCGCCTGTTCAGTAAGCCGGTTGAGGTGGACGGCGACCCGCGTATTGAGGAGTGGGCAAAGGACGTCACGAATGACGGGCGCGACGTCGAAGGCTTTGGCGTTGACTTCTCGCACACTGGCATGTCTGAAGGCGTGGCGCACATCTTCATCGACTACACGCAGCGACAGCGAGTGGACTCGCGCGCTGAAGAGAAGAAGCTGAAGCCTCGGCCGTACATGGTCGAGATCAAGCCGTGCGACCTCTTCTACTGGGACTACGAAGAGACGCCGGCCGGCAAGCGCCTGCGCGAGATCAAATTCTACGAGGAGTACGTCGAGAACGGCAAAGAGCTAAAGCAAATCAGGGTTTGGCGGTCGGATGGATCGTGGGAGGTCCACCGCGAGGCTCCAGCCGAGGCTACTGAGAAGTGGTTGAGCTTTGCGAGCGGCCAGACTGACCTTGAAGGCATTCCGCTCGTCACCATCTACTACGGCAAGCGCATCTGTCCGCTCGGCGCTGACCCGCCGCTGCGCGACCTCGCCGAGGTCAACATCGCGCACTGGCAGTCAAGCTCTGACCAGCGGTACGTGCTCCACATTGCTCGCGTGCCGATCCTGTTCACGAAGGGACTGCGCGCTCCCGGCGGTGCTGAGACCAAGATCGTCATCGGCGTCAACCGCCACGTCAAGGCCGATGACCCACAGGCCGACATGAAGTACGTCGAGCACAGCGGCCAAGCCATCAACGCCGGCCGTCAGGATCTCCAGGATCTCGAGGCTCAGATGGGCCGCATGGGTATCGAGCTTCTCCTGCCGAACAAGCCAGCATCGACGACAGCAACCGGAGAAGACAAGTCGCGCGCCGCCGAGGAGAGCACACTCCAGGGTATCGCGAAGAACGTCCGCCGTGGCCTTGACGAGGCGTTCGGGTGGATGGAGAAGTGGGCTGACATCACGCAAGACACCAAGGTCGTGATGAACACTGACCACGACCTGTTCATCAACGACGCTGGCGAGTTGAACCTGCTCGCCAACACTCGTATGCAGCGTGACATCTCAAGGCCGGCGTTCCTGCACGAGTTGAAGCGGCGCGGCGTGCTTGGTGACGACTTCGACCCCGTCAAGGACAAGGCACTGCTTGACGCCGAGCTTCCTGAAATGCCTGAGCTTCCTGAGGGGGAAGATGACCCGAATTCGGATGCACGCAACCGTACTCCGTCGCTGTCTGACAAGGCGAAGGCCGAGAAGGGTGCGAAGCCATTTCAAGTCAAAGGCCGGCGTGAGCCAACGAAGGTCGGCAGCAAGCTGCCTGGAGACTACGAAGACTGATGGCATACATCGACTGGCTTGCGCTCCACTCGTCAATCCTCGAGCGGTACATTCGAGGCGAGCAGGAGATTGCTGCCGGCATGGTGCGGACGGCGTACACTGACGCCGTCAGTCAGCTTGCGGTCATAGATTACGAGAGTGCCAGCGAGGCCGAGCGCGAGGCTGTGATCGCAGCGATTGCAGCCTCCCTCGGCGCCAGCATTCAGAATGCGTGGATCACACTTCAGTCGCGCCTCGCGCGCATTGCGCTCTGGGACCAAGATGAACGGTCGGCGCAGCTCTTCCCTGACGCCGAGACAAACCAGCCGACGTTGCAGATGCTTCTCGGTATCGTTGCCGCGCAGGTCATCATGGGTATGAGCGCCGGTCGCTGGTGGCAGCGCCAAGCTCAGTGGTCTGCCGACGCCTTCGGCCAGCAGGTCAGGATGGGTCTTGCGGCGCGCGAGACATCAGCTCAGATAGCGCAGCGCATCATGGGCACGGTGACGGCCGGCACGGCGTTCTACCGGCGGCCGACTGGAGAGGTCTTCAGGCAGCGGCTCCTTGCCGGCGGCATCTTGTCAGCGACAGAGCGGCAGGTCAGGACACTGGTGTCGATGACCGCGCTTCAGAGTGTTGCGAGCATCAATCGTATGATGATACTTGCCAATTCTGGCATGTTCAGCGCAATCCAACACATCTCAGTCCTCGACGACAGGACGACTGAGATCTGCAACCACTACGACGGCAAGGTGTTCTCGCTACCAGATTTCAAGCCAGTTGGCCACAGCCTACCCTACGGGAGTGGCGTTCCTCGTCACTGGAACTGCCGCTCCGTCGAGGTCCCGGTTGTCTCCGGCTCTGACTTCTTCACGAAGACTCCGCGGAGCTGGAACTACTACAAGTGGCTCGAAGATCAGTCTGACGGCATCCAAAAACGAATTATGGGGAGGAGGCAACATAGCGCATACAAGGCCGGTACGCTGTCGCTCAAAGAGTCTGTGTCCCTGGCGTCGTCCGTAGTTCTGAAAGCAGATTCGCGGACGAAATGAATGTTGGTTGTGCTGTACATGCTTGACACAAGTATTGTGGAGCACATAACATAGTAATGCAGGGGGTGACCCCCATTGCCCGGAAGGCAGGAAAACACATGGCATTGAAGAAGGTTGTACAGAGTCTTGAAGAGGTCGCCGAGAAGTTCCGCTCGCTCTACGAAGAGCTTGAGGGCGGAGGCTTCGGCCTCACGTCGGAGCTTGAAGTTGAGGGACTCGTCAGCGCAGCGTCGGTCGAAGGTCTCGTGAAGAACAAGGAGGAGATCCTCGCCGAGCTGAAGAAGCTCAAGACCACGTACAAGGACGTTGACCCCGAGAAGTATGCAGCGCTGCTCAAGGAGAACGAGGAGAAGGAGCGCGAGCGTCAGAAGCTCGCTGGCGACTTCGACACTCGTGACAAGCAGCTCACCGAGAAGCACGCTCGTGAGCTTGCCGCGCTCAACGAAAAGATTGGTGGCCTCACGGTGTCGCTCAACCAGCAGCTCGTTGACAACGCCGCCCGTGAGGCACTCGTCGCCGCGAAGGCAAAGGCGAAGGGTGGCATCAGCCTTTTGATGCCGCACATCAAGACCTCTACCCGCGTCGAGGAGATTGACGGCAGGCATGTTGTCCGTGTCATGGGACCTGACGGCCACGCGCGGCTCTCCACCAAGACTGGTGTGACTGAGCCGATGACGATTGCCGAGCTGGTTGCCGAGATGCGCGACAACGACGAGTTCAGTGGATGTTTTGAAGCCGAGAACCGTACCGGTGGTGGGACCACCGGCTCAACCAACAGCGGCGGGGCCGCGG